TGAAAAGGCATTTTCAAGTTGGTTTTTGAATGATGAATTTGCGTAAAAATCCGCAACACTCACATAATCTGATGTCAAATTATAAAAGAATGTCAACGACGGTTTTACTTCTAATACCAAAGAAGATTGCAACTCAAAGTTAATACGTATTTGTTCTCCTGACTTAAATGCATAACCCGTAAGGTCAATATTTGCTTTTCTGTCAATAATGGTGTTCCCTAATAAATCAGTGCCGTATCCGCCTGATTTTGGAAAAGACAATTGATGTGTAGCGAAATAGTTTCTTCTCGTAAGAAGAGTAGGGAAATTTAGGATTTCATATTTTAATTGACAATCATAAATAAGCCCTAAATCTGATGTAACATATACTTTCACATTCTTGTTTGAAGTGGTTGTGTATAAGTCGTTATTAGTTCCTGTTACATTATTTATTGAGTTTAATATTGTCGTTCCGTCTTTTAGTGTAATCGTGTAAGGAACGGAAGAATATCCGGCTTTCGGAGTTACGGTCACATTTAAAATCGCAAGTGTAGCACCGGTCAAATCAATAGCCAATTCATTTGTCGTAAAATTCATTTGGTCCGTTGTAGGACTTCCATAATCCTGATTTCCTTCTTCAAAATCCGTAACGTTAGAATAAGTAGTACTATCAACAAAATCAACTATTGAAGTGTTAATATTACCTACGTATGGATTTGTAGAAACGCATTCTACGCTAAAATCTATGTCAGTGTCAATATCTCTTCCCTCTACATAGTTTGCATAGGTCAAGCGATTCATTATTGTAGTTTGGGCAACGGCCGAAAGTGGTACATTATCAAAATTTCTCGAAGCATCTTCTGTCGAAAGAATTTTGAATATTTTACTCTTACTTAACTGAAAAGTTTTCAATGAATTATTTCCCCAAGACTCCTTAGCCTTATTGAAATTTTGAATAACGTATATGAAGTTTTGGTCACTTTCTTTGAATAAAAGTTCTACTTCTACAACTTCTCTTGGTCCGGTTTTAAATTCAATATCTACGGCATTAGAAAGATTTAGCATCCCTTTATTTTCGTAGGTTTGATAGTCTAACTCAAAAGATTTTGGTTCAAAAGCTATTTTGGACCATGAACTTGGGCAGGAATAAAAACCATCTGCATATTTATAACGATATGCAAGTCGAATGAATTTGTCTTCAATGAAATTATTCTCAACTCCGTCAATGCTTGTAGTCAATGTAATCTCAGGAGCAAAAATCGGCGACGGCTTCATCACTGAAATCTCGTCTTCAGTAAACCCATCAACCCCCCATGTTTTTGCACGTTCTATATTGAATGCTCTTGGCGGATTACTATCACCCGAAAATGCAATAATATTTCCATCCCCATTAGCATCGATAATAATATCAACATTTCGGATTCGTTCTCCGGATCTAAAATTCAATAACGTTCCGGTAGTAGATTGGGCCACAATAACCGAAGTATGAGTATCTATATCATATTCAATTATGTAATCGTGATTTGTTCCTTTGATGAAATTATATACTTTATTGTTCTTTGTATCAATACCATTTCCTACTGTTTTTCCTCCGGTAATATTGTAGGCAGTTTTGAGCGCATTTCCCAAGGCATTTTTTCCAACTCCTCCGCTTGCTCCATCTACCGTCGTTACGAAAAAGTTCTCTGAATCAATCATTTCCTCCGAATCTACAAAACGAGAATCAAAGTCCTTATTTACAGTACCTTTTGCGAAAATATTTTGGAATTTCATCTATCTTATGTGTTTTCGTTTTGCATTCAAGCATAACATTACATCGCTTATTTTGATATTTGACAATGCTATTTTAGCATTTCTATAAGCACTTTCCCAACTTTTCTTTGCTGCCATTTTTTCGTACATCGGAATTCCAAATACATTTCGCATCAATTCGTAGTTTACAAAATTGTACAAAGCTTCCTCAGCCATTTTAGACACTTTAATGTCGCTCTCGTTGCTATATTCTAAGCCATCTGAAATGTATTCAAGCATGATTACTCTGATTGCGTTATCGGAGCTGAAATGTATCTTTCCGGAACGAGTGTCGATATGAAATGTTCCGTTAGCATTTTTGGTGGTATCTAAGCGAAAGTCTGTATCCGTAGAACAGCTATCAACTGTACCAAGAATGTTTTTTTCTTTTACAGCATCGTTTAGTTCTGAGAAATAAGTACTTCCCTCCAAAGCAAGACCATTATTGTCAAACAGAATATCTGCATTGTTATCTTGCAAAGGTGCAGTAGCTCTTGGTGCTTTTGTATTTTCGGATAAAACCATCAAATCTCCTGAATCCGGATTTACATAAGAGATTCGAGTATAGTTGATGTAATCCGGCGGAAGAATAATATCCAACGTATCTCCAAGTTCTAATTCTACTGCTTTTACTTCACGTAACGCATTCATAGAAAACTTCTTAATCCCTTGTTTGAATTGATAGACTACACGACTTCTACTCGGATTTACGATTAAAAAACCATCACCGGTATAGTTAGCAATGAAATTAAAAACCATCTCTTCTAAGGTTACGTACGAATATGAGCCATGATTCTCTTCATTTTCATAATATTCTTGGGGATTCATTGAACTCATATCTTAGGATTTTTTTTGGTCAATAGTTACTTCGGCATTGGCAGCAGCGGCCACGACGTCACTTTCTCTTATAGATAAACCACAGTAAGCCATTACTTTGGTAACGAAAGGAACAAACAAGGACTCGTCTATTTCCAAATCCTGTTTATCACTTGCTCCTGCATTGTAAATTGGGTTTCCACTTACGGTAACATACGTCCATTTAGGAGTTTTAGGGACTCTTATATAAAGCAACTCTAAACTGTATCCCGCCGGAACCGTTGGGTAAACCTTAAAACCGTTTCCTATCTTAACACAAATAGGGTAGGTAGTAGTAGGCATGTTGATTTTGGAGTTTATAAGGTTGTTGAGTTCCGTTCCTTTTGAAACCTCCTCAACATCTATTTTTTTTCCACCGGCGTTTTTGAGCGAAAGTCCTTCAGTCCTGTACAAATCTCCTCCGGTATAACTCCAAAGTTCTGTACCTGAATTATAAGTAAAATTTGAAGTGGTAGAATAAGCCGAAAATACATCAATTTGCTCTTTGATATTCTTAGGAATATCAGCGTACTCCGTACCGGTAAGATGCTTCGACTTATTGCTCAGCCACTTATTATATTGAAAAAATAAGTTTTCGAAAATATCCATTTGGGCTAAATAACAAAAAGAATCGAATTTCTCCGGAGAGATGAATCCTCTATTGTTCTTATCCAATAGGTGTAATACAGTATTCCTCACGCGATTTATAGCTATCATCTTCAAGTATTTATAGCAAAGATAAAAAATAAAAGACAACAAACGTTTGTAATTGAATAATTAATTATATATTTGCCTTATGAAAACACAAAGTTTATATCTATCGTTTTGTTATTCGCTTATAAGCGGGAAGACTGGCGTATGATATAAATTAAAAAATATACAACACTAAAAATCCCAATTCGAAAGTTTTGGGATTTTTTATTTTGGGGTGGATGGTAAGTGGGCGAAATCAGCAGTCTGTAAAACTGTCGTTAATTCTATGCAGGTTCGAATCCTGCCTTCCCCACAAACGGTATCGTAACTCAGTTGCGTAGAGTGTTAGTCTGAAAAGCTAATGGTCGTTGGTTCGAGTCCAACCGATACCACAAATAGCAGTATGGTGAAATGGTAAGCACAACAGTTTTAAGCGCTGTCAATTTCGGGTTCGAGTCCCGATACTGCCACTAAAAGGAAGATTAAGCCGAGTTGGTCTATCGGCAACGCACTTGAAATGCGTCAATCCTTAAAAGGGTGTGTGGGTTCGAGTCCTACATCTTCCGCAAATAGAAAGTAAACCACTAAGGCTGTGGACTTCCCTGCTAAGGAATGTGAAGGTAACACTTTGAGTTTCGAGTACTCTTCTTTCTGCTAAATGATAGTGTTTCTAATATTGGTTTTGGAGCAAGCTTGCAACCCTTGTGATGTCAGTTCGATTCTGACCACTATCTCAACCACCGAAGTGACGTAAAAGCGAATGGCAGAGTATCCAGTCTTAGAAATTGGGGTTTTATGGGTTCGAGTCCCATCTTCGGTACTATTAAAGAAAAACCCGCTAAAACTTAATTAGCGGGTTTC